CCGTAAAAAAGCCCCGAGGGGACTTCTCCAAAAAACTTTTTATGATCGGAGCCTTTATGAAAAAGCTTTTAGTTGCTTTTACGCTTCTACTAAGTGTCACGTGGCAACCGACGCCAGTCGTAGCCACTCATGCGATAGGGTCATGCCCGGAATACGAATCACTGTTAGTGACGTTTGCGCCAAAAGGCGGATGGGATGTTCGTCGCATGAGTGGTTACATGTACCGAGAGTCAAGGTGTAATCCAAAAGTATTAAGTAAGACCGCTGACTCTGGTCTCTTACAGATTAATCAAATCAACTTACCATATCTTTCAAAGCTTCTGCACACTAAAGTCACACGAACCATGCTAACAAACCCAAGTTTGAATATTTGGGCTTCGGCTAGGCTTTGTGAGTATGCGGTTAAAGCTTGGAAAAACTGTTACCAACCGTGGAAACCGCAATCAAAGTGAACGAAGAAGACCACAACGTTTTTATACCATTTGTAAATGTACAAAGCGTTGGTGGTAAATTCGACGATGCTTCTTTTAGCGCAGGTTACGAGATAGGGTTACTAGACTTTAGACTTTTTCAAGCTTCCGTTATTTTCTCGGTAAGCCTTTTAATCACCATTCAAAAAGATAACGAAAGTCAAGCTGATTTAATGGCAATGAAACACGGCTATGTTATTTCTCACAAAGCTTTAGATGATTCAGGAACGCAACTTAATTGTGTATTCACAAGATCGCGAGACCTTGAATCCTAACCAACTAGGAGTACCATGAGTGATTTTAAAAAACAGCAAGATGAAAAAGAAAGAACACGAACTGCCAGTGGTGGAAAGTGCCAGTTTTGTGTGCAAGTCTTAGCCCTTCCCCCTAAAAAGATTAAAGATCTTTACGACGCATTTTTAGACAAAGCAATTGATCAAGCAACCATTTATAGAGTTTTAACTGAGTGGGGCATCCTCACAAGTAAAACTACTATCAATCTCCATCATAATGGATCTAAAGGGTACGCTAGTCACTTACTTGCTATTAAGAAAGCGGCAGGTGCCTAATGGTGGTTAAAAAAAAACCAGAGACGCAGTTTCATATTGCGCAAGAAGAATCCAATACAAAGCTAGAGCAACTTAATAACGAGAAGCTTCGGCATGAGCTTGGTACTGTAAACCACAATCTTGCAGTTCGAACACAACAAGTAGAAGAGTTAGAACGAGCGCTAAAGATTTTTGATCGGGTTTCTAAATTTAACCCGAACCCAGGGTGGCTTGTTAAAGAACCGCCAAGCGCTTCTAAAAAACATCACGGCACATGGACTGTAATGTTAAGTGACCTGCATCTAGATGAGGTTGTCAACTTTGATGAAGTCATGGGTATGAATAAACTCAATCGCGAAATTTCAAGTATGCGATTAGCTAAAATCTTTAACGGCATTGTTAAGATTGCAGATGATTGGCATAGTGGAATCACAGTTGATGGTCTTGTTATGCAATGGGGTGGTGACTTATTTGCTGGAGTAATTCACGACGAGTTGCGCCGTACAAACGAAGCACCAATTCTTGACACACTTGACTATTGGGTTGACCACATGGTTCAAGGCGTTGAGATGATGGCAGAGCACTTTGGTAAAGTCTATATTCCGGTGGTTGTTGGGAACCATGGACGCTACGATCGAAAACCTCTTGCAAAACTTCGTGCTCGTGAGAACTACGAATGGTATTTTGCAAAGACTGTTGCTCGAGTTATTGCTGAGCGCAAGATCAAGAACGTTGACTTCCATATTTCTGATAGTGCAGACCTAGTCTATATGACTTACGGCTATCGTAAGATGCTAACTCATGGCGATCAAGCTCGAGGTGGTTCTGGTTGGGGCGGAGTTATGTCACCGATCATGAGGCTTGACGACAAAAAGCAAAAGCGTCAGAGTGCCGTTGGTCTTCCTTATGACTACATTGATATTGGTCACTGGCATCAGCTAACTTGGATGCCTCGCGGTATGATCAATGGTTGTATGTCAGGCTACGATGAGTATGCGTTCCTTAACAACTTTGGTTTTGAAGAGCCACAGCAAGGAATGTATTTGATGACACCAGAACATGGGCGCACGTTTACCGCACCCATATTTTGTCAAGACCCAATCCTTGAAGGTTGGGGACTACAAAAACCAAACAGTATAAAATAGCTACATGAAAGGACGCTTATGAGCAACGTCATTGTTTACAAGAACCGAACCAATATTCTTGCTGTCAATCTTGGCATTGACGTCTCTGGTGACACAATCACTAGTCAAATTAGGGAAGCTGCAAATTCAACTTCACCTCTTATTGCATCATGGGTAGTCTCTTTTAAAACTAACGGTATTGATGGTAAGCTTATTCTTACTTTAGATAACTCAATTACGGCCACAATTATCCCTAAAAAAGGCTACATGGACATGAAAAGAATTAGTGGCGGTGAGCCATTGCCAGTCTTTGATGCGCCCATTCAAGTTATATTTAAAGACACGGTAACTACATGAGCACAGTAGACATACTATCTCAAACGCAAGTTATAACGGTTGTTTCTCCAACGCAAACTATTACAGTTAATCCGTTGACAGCATCAACTATCGTAGTTGGCCCAACGGAACCGTCAGTAACTATAGTAAATGCAGGCCCAGTTGGACCCGCTGGTTCTGGGACGGGGTACAACCATACTCAAACTTCTGCTTTAACAACTTGGACTATCAATCACAATCTTGGCTATGCGCCATCGGTTCAAGCTTTTACTACTGGATCATTAGAAGTATACGGAGAAGTCCAACATATTTCTAATAATCAAACATTGATTTACTTTAACGCTGCTATATCGGGCTCAGCTCGTCTCATTTAAGGACCAACCATGGCAATTCTGTTCAACCGTGACATTGATTTAAACAGTGTCTCTAAAATTACAAACTCGCCATCACCCTCTGCTTCTGGTGATGTAGCTAACAAAGCCTATGTTGATAGCGCAATTGAGGGTTTATCTTGGAAAGATAGCGTTCGTGTTGGCTCTATAACTAACATTAACTTGACCTCCCCCGGTGCATCTATTGATGGTATAACTATGGTAGTTAATGATCGTTTTCTTGCAAAAGATCAAACGCTTCCGGCGGAGAATGGTATCTATATCTTCAACGGCTCAACAACTACCTCTACTCGCGCTGCTGATATGTCCGTTGCAGCTGAAGTTGAGCAGGCAATTACTACCGTTGAAGAAGGCACAAATGCTGGAGCAACGTTCAGGCAGACCGCAGTAAACGTAACGCTTGATACTACGGCGCTTGCGTGGACTAGTTTTGGCACAGCAGCACCAGCAGCAAGTCCGACTACCTCGGGTATTGCTGCGATTGCTACTCAAGCACAAACTGATGCTGGTACTGACGACCTTCGCATTGTTACACCTTTAAAGTTAGCTACATATTCTAATCGCGCAAAGCGATACTCGGCCAACTTTGGCGACGGTTCAGCAACAAGCTACGCAATTTCGCATAACCTTGGGACATTAGACGTTCAAGTTTATATTCGTGAGGTTGGCGGGTCAAAAAGGCAAGTTTTAGCTGAGATTCAGCACACAGATACAAACACTGTGACTATCTTAACTCAGAGCGCACCCGCTTCAGCCGCGTATCGAGTAACAGTAGTGGCATAATGGGTACGCCTTACGTTGGCCCAACCCCTAGTGCTACTACGGATATTGTAAACAAAGCTTACGCAGACAGTTTAAGTGGCGGTGGTGCCACTACTATTAGCGCAGTAGTAAAACTAGATAGCAAAGATCAAGCAACTATAGCTAATGCTAATGTTACTGCTAATTCTAATATTGTAGTAACTCCTGGTAATTGTTTAAATACAGATGAAAATTCATATGATATGGATCCTATAGTCTGGTCTGTAGTTTCAAAAACAGCGGGATCGTTTGTTGTTAATGCGCAACACGTAGAGCCATACCATCAATTTAATGGGAAATTTTCAATTAACTATACAATTAATACAAAAAGTGCGATATCAGTTCCAACACTTACAGGATTTGCTTACACAGATGTAGGTACTCCAACTGGAAAATCTATAACACTAAAACCATCGCATACTTCTACGGCATTTGGCGGGTTTACAACTCGTCCTAACGGTGGCGATTTCTTAGTTTTAGTTATATACTCAATTGATGCGTCCCCAACGTATGTTCAGCCATCAGGATTTGTTGGTTGGACTCCATATGATACTGGTAACCTTGGTAACGTAGGAATTATAGACGTCTACACTAGAGTTGCTGGCGGTTCAACTGGCTCACCAACAACTGACACTTCATATGTATTAAACTCAGATTTGGCCAACTGGGAAGGTTTTATTAATTGTTTTGCATTCACTGGAGCAACAGCAATTGATGCTTATGGAACTGCGCCAAGCAGTGGGTTAAAGCCAACGACGCCGAGTATTACAACTACAACCGCATATACTACTGTTATAACTGGTTTATTTGAATCAGTAACACCAACTTCAATTAAACAAACTCACGGCACTACAGCAAGATCTATTTTGTCGTTTGGCGCAACTGAATCTCTTTCTAGTTATGCGTATATAACAGCAACGGAAGACAGATTCACAGCTGGCGCAACTGGAACTAGAACCTTTACTTTAACAACAGACAGTGCTACTTCTCCATCAACAGATGGATTTGCAATTGCAGTTAAATAATACAACACTTAAAGATAGGAGTAGCTAATGGCTATTTTGTATGACGCGCAAGGTAACGAACAAACCATCAATGAAGATATTCTTGGTGGTATTGTTCAATTAGAAACAAGGTCAAGGGTTGGGTCACTTAGCGCATTAAACTCTGAAGTACTAACCACTGTTAATGGGCAGCAAACTTTAACCGCTGATTTACGATCCGGTGCGTTTAGCGGAACAATTGTTGTTGAAGGTACTATTGATGGTACAAACTATTGGGGTATTCCTTTTGCACTTGATCAATCACAAAACTATCAAGCGTCATTAATTGTAAGCGGCGCAACAAGTTGGATTATTAAAGCAAACGTAGGTGGTTATGCATTAGTTAGAATTCGTTGCTCGGCATTTACTTCAGGTACAATGAGCGTTGCGGCTCGAGTTGGGGTAGCAGACATGAAATCTAGTCTTATGCAGCCACACCCAACTTTGCTTTTTGTTACTGCTCAATCAACGGCAAACGCAGCGGTAACAGCAACTCTTCCAGCACCAACCGGAAACATGTTTCACTACATTACACACATTAATATTAGCAGAAGCGCTACTGCAGCATTAACTGGTAGCGCAACGCTTAACTACACTACGACAAATCTTCCGGGCAGTTTAACTTGGACGGCTGGCAACGCAATGGCTACAGGCGGTACAGCAATTGATGTGGCAATTGACTTTACATATCCACTTAAATCAACTACAGCAACTACAGCAACAACTATTGTAGCTGCTGCAGCTGGCGCAGCAGTGTTAACTCGTATCAACGTTGGATATTACCTTGGGTTCTAAACTTTAAAGGAGTAAAAGTGGCAGTACGTCGAACCAGTAATGCAAGTCAAGAGAGAAAAATACGTCCTGCAACTACTCCCGAAGGTAGAGAGAATCAGCTTATTTCACAAGCAATTAACTTGGCTGAGCGGCAACTTTCAGAAGGAACCGCATCAGCGCAAGTTATTAGCTATTATTTAAAACTTGGCTCAAGTCGCGAACGTTTAGAACAAGAACGGCTTGCACGCGAAAATGAATTGCTAAGAGTTCGTGCAGAAGCTATGGAATCAACCAAAGAAGTTCAGCAGCTGTACCAAGAAGCACTTAATGCAATGCGTTCGTACGCAGGACAAAATCCAATTGAATACGATGATGATATTTAAAACGTATTCGGAGATGAAAAAATTTGAAACTTTTGAAGAGCGTTATGAATATTTAAAGCTCGGAGGAAGTGTTGGCGCGACAACGTTTGGGTTTGATAGATACATAAATCAAGCATTTTACGCATCAACAGAATGGAAAAGTGCCAGACGCCAAGTGATAGCTAGAGATAGAGGCTGTGACTTAGGCATATCTGGTTATGAAATTTTTAAAGGTCTTTTAGTCCATCACATAAACCCGATGGATGCAGATGATGTAATACAGTTTGATGACTGGATATTAAACCCAGAGTATCTTATAACTACATCATCTAGAACTCATAATGCAATTCATTATGGAGATAGCTCGCTACTAGCAAAACCATTTGTGCCTAGAAATTCTGGTGACACTAAACTTTGGTGAAAGGAAGTAACATGGCAGAAACACTATACCCAATTAATTACGGAACTCGTATGGTAACATTTGATATTCTACGGAGCACATTTGCGCCACACATGCATCCCGAAGCAGCTCGTCGTGCATTTAATTTCATCCTGAGTCAAGGCGGAAAGTTTGGTATTGGTAGCGGGTATCGTGCGCCAGGTGCGCAACCAAACAACAAGCCAGGTTTTGCTCCTCCAGGAAAATCGTTCCACGAAGGGCAAAAATTTCCGTCGGGTCTTTACTATGTAGCTTTAGACATGGTCGTCGTTAACCCAGGACGGGCACATCGTGCTCCAGTTTGGGCGGAAGTCCCAGCTAAAAGGTCTGCTGAAGCTAAAGCTTATGGCGTGCATTTTAATGTACCAACAGAACCGTGGCATATGCAGCCAATTGAACTGGATGGCTATGCGACTTGGGTTGCTAATGGTAGACAAGATTTAGTTCCTAACTATCCTATCAAAGGCGTTGAGCAAGTACCTCCGGTTATTGCACCGCCACCTATCCTTCAGGAGAATGAAATGAAAGTTGTAAGTCCAGCCATTCGAGTTGTTGATACTCGAGTTAATGACAAACCACTTGTTGCAAATGAAATTAGAGATTTTGCAGTCATGTATGGTGGCACAGAAGCTATGTTAAACATCACAGTTGTGCCAATCGACCCAACTGGGTTTATTCGCGTATGGCCTCGCAATGCTGCGGCGCCTGCTACATCAAATGTAAACTGGGCTATGGCCACAGTATCAAACCTTGCCTATACAGGAACAGATGGTGGATGGATTAAGCTGCAAGCTAGCAGTCGATGCCATGTTATTATTGACCTGCAAGGCGCAAGTTAACAATCAAATCCTAAGGAGGAATACCAGATGGAAACAAGCATTTTAACTAGTACCAAGAAGATCCTGGGTATTTCTTCAGATTATCTAGCATTTGACTTGGATATTATTACTCATATCAACGCAACCTTTGCAACTCTTAGGCAACTTGGAGTTGGCCCAACGGTTGGGTTCATGATTGAGGATGAGACTTTAGCATGGGAAGATTATATTCAATTAAATGACCCAATGTTGAACATGTGTAAAACTTATGTATTTCTTAAAGTTCGATATTTGTTTGACCCACCAACTACGCCATATCACGTAACAGCGGTTAAAGAACAAATAGCCGAATACGAGTGGCGACTTAACGAGTTTAGAGAGGAAGTTACTCCATGGACAACACCAACATTGATATAACAAAAGAGGAAGTCGATAACTTCCTAGAACATCACGGCGTTAAAGGTCAACGGTGGGGCGTTCGAAACGATGGCGGCTCTGGTAAATTCACAGGATCTACAGACAAGGCACCTAAAGCAAAAAGCTCAAGCGGTAAACATAACGCAGGTTCAAACGGTGGGATAACAAGGTATCGTAGCAAGCCAAAAATGCTTACTGATGCTGAGCTTAACGCGCGAATCAAAAGGCTTGAAACCGAAAAGAAGTATTCAGAACTTAATAAACGACAAGTTTCAGCTGGGCGCAAACATGTAAACGAAGTACTTGTTAGCATTGGTAAAGGTAGTGCGGTTAAACTTGGCACTGCTGGTGTGCTATTAGTAGGCAAGAAAGCAATTACAAAAACGTTTCCGATAGCCACAAAAGATGGATTTTCAACTAAACTTTAAATCTAGTAAAAATGGAGGCGTAGCATGACTTTATCAAACACTGAAACGCCTCGTTATTATTTTGATTTTAGGCAAAAAGTTCTTGCTGGAGAAATTCCAGTAAATCGAGAAGTTTCTTTAGAGATGAATCGAATAGATGAATTGATCGCAAACCCTAATATTTACTATGATGAAATGGTGGTTGAAGGGTTTATTAAGTACTGTGAGAAAGAGCTAACGTTAACCGACGGTAGCGATTTACACTTACTTGATTCCTTTAAACTTTGGGGCGAACAACTTTTAGGTTGGTACTACTTTGTTGAGCGTAGTGTCTACACGCCTGGCCCAGAAGGTCAGCGTGGATCTTACGTTAAAAAGATGGTAAAAATGCGTCTAACCAAAAAGCAGTATCTTATTGTTGCTCGTGGTTCAGCAAAATCAATGTATGCCATGTGCGTACAAAGTTACTTTTTAAACGTTGATACTGCAACAACTCATCAAATTACAACCGCACCAACTATGAAGCAAGCCGACGAAGTTATGTCGCCGTTTAGAACTGCAATCACAAGAGCTAGAGGCCCTTTATTTAAGTTTCTAACTGAAGGGTCTATTCAGAACACTACTGGCTCTCGAGCAGACAGAGTTAAATTAGTTTCAACTAAAAAGGGCGTTGAGAATCTTCTTACTGGCTCTTTACTTGAAGTCAGACCAATGGCTATAAATAAACTACAAGGCCTTCGTCCTAAAATTTCTACAATTGACGAATGGCTGTCTGGCGATATTCGAGAAGATGTTGTTGGTGCAATTGAGCAAGGTGCATCTAAACTAGATGACTACATTATTGTTGCAATTAGTTCAGAAGGAACTATACGAAATGGCTCTGGCGACACAATCAAAATGGAACTTGCCACAATTCTTAAAGGCGACTACCAAGCACCGCATATTTCAATCTGGCATTATAAGCTTGATGACATAGAGGAAGTTGGTAAACCGGAAACGTGGCTTAAAGCTAATCCAAACCTAGGACAAACAGTAACGTATGATGTATATCACTTGGATGTCGAAAGAGCTGAAAAAGCACCTGCAGCGCGAAATGATATTTTGGCAAAACGGTTTGGCATTCCGATGGAAGGCTACACATATTTCTTCACGTACGAAGAGACAATTCCGCATCGGGAAAGAGAGTTTTGGGGAATGCCTTGCGCTTTAGGCGCAGACCTTTCTCAAGGCGATGACTTCTGTGCGTTTACACTTATGTTCCCTCTTTCTAATGGGTCATTTGGCGTTAAGACAAGAAGCTATATTTCGTCGCTAACATTGATGCAACTTCCAGCAGCAATGCGAATGAAATACGAGACGTTTATTGCTGAAGATAGTTTGCATATTCTTGACGGAACTGTTCTTGATATGATGCAAGTTTATGACGACGTCGAAGCGTTTATTCAAAGAAACGAGTATGACGTTAGATGCTTTGGGTTTGATCCGTATAATGCTAAAGAGTTTGTCACTCGGTGGGAAGCTGAGAATGGACCATACGGTATTGAAAAAGTAATTCAAGGGGCAAAGACCGAATCTGTCCCTCTTGGCGAATTAAAAATTATGAGCGAACAAAGAATGCTTATATTTGATCAAGACCTCATGGCTTTTGCTATGGGCAATGCTGTTACACTTGAAGATACTAACGGTAACCGTAAACTTTTCAAGAAACGTAAAGATGAAAAAATTGACAACGTATCTGCATTAATGGATGCGTACGTCGCGTACAAAGCAAACAAAGACGCGTTTGAATAACGCAATACCCGAAAGGATAAAATCATGGCTAACAAAATTACCAAGCAAGTTATGGTAGTCGGAGGACAGTCAAAGATGAATGCCGGTCTTATGACCGAAGAAGTGGCATTCTTTAGCGCGAGTGGAGCGTCAGTCGTCCCGGGCGTTTTGCCTGTGACAGCTACTGCCGCATTAATCAGCACTGTTGCTAAAACTACAACTACCCCAGAGCCAGCCGCTGGCACTGTGCTTGCAATAACGTTTACGCAGGGTAATAGCGCAGCATCGCCAACACTTGCATTTAACGGCGGAACTGCTCGTAGCATCTATGTTGGTGGCGCAGCTTCGACTGCTGCTAAAGCTACGTTTGCTGCAAATGGCGTTGGGTTTTTCTATTTTGATGGCACTATCCTGCATCAGTTTGGTAGCTATACCTGAGTTTTGTTTCTTTAAAAGGAGAAGCTATGAATTCGGATGAGCTTAAAAGTTATTTGGAAGAAGTTGGATTAGACAACAATCAAGTTGAAAATTGCCTAGCACATTTTGGAAAAAAAGGAATGCGCTGGGGAGTAACGTCTAGTAAAAACTCAATGACAAAAACTGCTAGAAAACAAGAAGTCTTTAAAGAGTTTAGAAAAAATCAAAACTTTGTTAGGCGGGTTACTTCTGGGTCTACTGCTATTCTAGCTTATAATCTTGCACGTGCAATTAAATTAAACAAAAAACAAAGCGCTGCGCTTGCCGTATCTACAGCTGGAATTACTAATAGTACTTTACGACTTGTTGGTAGTCATAGATTGTCTGAATTTTCGTCTAACTACTAAAAATAGAAAGGAGGTAATACTTTGCCGATCATAACACGCGTTAAACAAGCATTAAATGCATTTATTTCATACGAACAAAATCCGCCAGACCAATACATAAACATTGGGCCAAGCAGCAACATTCGTCCAGATAAAACACGTTTGATGATTTACAATGATCGTTCTCTGATCTCCTCTATTTATACCAGACTAAGCATTGACGTTGCTGGAATCAACATTCGTCATATCAATCTTGATGAGGAAGATCGTTATGCGTCTGAATCGAATAGTAGCCTTAACGATTGTTTAACGTTTCAACCCAATATAGACCAAGGCCCTAGAGCTTTTCGTCAAGATGTGGCTTTAACTCTTTTTGATAAAGGGGTTGCTGCAATTGTTGCCGTAGAAACAAACAAAGATCCAACTTTATTTTCAGATTATGATGTCCTACAACTTCGTGTTGGGCAGATTACCCAATGGTATCCTAGACATGTAAAAGTTAGCATCTACAATGAACAAACTGGTAAACGCCAAGAAATTGTTTTGGAAAAAAAATTTGTTGCTATCATAGAGAATCCACTATATGCGGTAATGAACGAACCAAACTCAACGCTGCAAAGACTTATTAGAAAACTAGCTTTGCTAGACTCGGGTGACGAAGCCGCTGGGTCTGGTAAACTTGACTTGATTATTCAACTTCCTTATGTAATTAAGTCTGAAGCTAGAATGCAACAAGCAGAAAAGCGTAGACAGGACATTGAATTTCAACTTCGTGGTAGCCAATACGGCATTGCTTACACCGATGGCACTGAAAAGATAACACAACTAAATAGACCAGCCGAAAATAATCTTCTTAAACAAATTGAGTATTTAACCAATCAGTTGTTTGCTCAATTGGGTCTTACCCCAGAAGTTATGAATGGAACAGCAGACGAAAAGTTTATGGTTGCGTACTTTAATCGTACTGTTCAACCAATCCTTGACGCAATAGTTGAAGCAGAACAACGGGCGTTTCTTGGCCTTAATAGGTTTAAGAGCCGACAAAGGATTATGTATTTCCGGGACCCATTCAAGTTGGTTGCCGTCTCTGATCTTGCTGAAATTGCTGATAAATTTACACGCAATGAAATTTTATCTAGCAATGAGATTCGCGGCATAATAGGGTTTAAACCTCATGCCGATCCAAAAGCAAATCAACTTATAAATAGTAACATGCCACAACCAACAATAGATCCAACTTTAGCACCACAATAACTTATGAAAGGAAGTAGTCAAAATGGAAGCAGATTTTAGCGGATACGCAACAAAAGCGGGTTTAAAGTGCACCGATGGGCGCACAATTATGCCAGATGCTTTTAAGCATCAAGATAAAATTACAGTTCCACTTGTTTGGCAGCATGGGCATAACACCCCAGAGAATGTTCTTGGACACGCTGTGTTAGAGAACCGAACCGATGGCGTATATACGTATTGTTACTTTAACGATACAGCGTCAGCAGCTCATGCCAAAGGTCTAGTTAAGCATCGCGATATTAACGCGTTGTCTATTTGGGCTAATCAGTTAATTGAACGAGGAGGCCGCGTTTTACACGGTATGATTCGTGAAGTTAGCTTAGTACTTTCGGGCGCAAACCCCGGAGCTCTCATTGATACTGTTAACATTAGCCATGGCGCCGATGGAGAAACCGTTCTTGAAGATGAGGCAATTATTTATACTGGTCTCGAACTCGAGCTCCAACATGCAGATAACACTAACAAAGGTGATACTACTATGGCAGATACCGCAGCATCAAATGATCCAACCGTAAAAGAAGTTTATGAGGCAATGGATCCAATCCAAAAAGATGTTGTTGCATACATGATTGCAACGGCCCTTGAAGAAGCACAGCCGGCAATGGCGCAAAGCGCTTTTGATACTACCGAAATTACAAATACCCTCAACGAAATTAAGGATGGAATTGCAATGTCCCACAATGTCTTCGACCAGACTCCTGGCAACAACGATGTGACCATCAGTCACTCAGATGTTCAGGCTATCTTTGCCGATGCCAAAAAGCGCGGCTCATTTGCAGAAGCAATGAGCGACTATGCGCTTGCTCACAACATCACCAACGTTGATGCGTTATTCCCTGATGCCAAGAACCTTCTTGGTATGCCGGAGTGGAATAAGCGTCGCACCGAGTGGGTTACTAACTTGTTGAACAGCACCACCAAGTCGCCTTTCAACCGCATCAAGACCTTGTCAGCCGATCTTACTTTTGATCAGGCTCGCGCAAAGGGCTACGTTAAGGGTACGCTTAAACGAGAAGAGTTCTTCTCAATTGGTAAGCGCATCACAACCCCATCGACGGTCTACAAGAAGCAGAAGCTTGACCGTGATGATATGATTGACATCACTGATTTTGATGTGGTTTCTTGGCTTAAGGCAGAGATGCGCATCATGCTTGATGAGGAAATTGCACGTGCAACTCTGATTGGTGACGGCCGTGATTCCGGAGACACCGACAAGATCAGCGAGACCAACATTCGCCCAATTGCAACCGACCACGAACTGTTTCAGACAACCTTGTACGTCAACATTGATGACGCCGCATCGTCGATGTCAGAAGTTTCGGACACCATCATTGCTGGTCGTCGTTTCTACAAGGGAACCGGGCTGCCAACTATGTTCACAACCGAGACCTATATCACTAAGTGGCTCACTCTTCGTGACACCACTGGTCGTCGTTTGTATCAGAACCTTGCCGACCTTGCTGCTGAACTTCGCGTTTCGGATATTGTCGGCGTTGAGGCGATGGAAGATGTTGCAGACTTGGTTGCTGTTATTGTGAACCCAGTTGACTACACCCATGGTGCAACTGCCGGTGGTGAAGTTAATATGTTTGAAAACTTTGACATCGACTACAACCAGCAGAAGTACCTCATTGAGACTCGTCTTTGTGGCGCGCTTACCAAGTTGAAGTCGGCTTTGGTCATTCGCAAGAGCGCGTTGACTATTGTTGTTGCGACTAAGCCGTCATATAACAGTTCAACTTGGATTGTTACCCTTCCAACTGTAACTGGCGTTCAGTACAAGTTGGCAAACTACGATTCAGTTACAGGCATTTACACGGCCACTGGCAACGCTCTTACTGGCGCTCAGTCTGCAATTTCGCCCAGCGGCACTACGGTATATTACATTGCTGAGCCATCAAGTGGCAGCTATATTTTGTCGTCAACCGCGCAAGATGCCTGGGGTTTCACTCGGCCTTAGTCCTTTAAGGAGTTAAGATGGCACGATTTTACGGTGTAGTAGGCTATGCCGAAACTGTAGAAAGTCCAGCTGACTCGGGAATTTGGAAAGACGTCATCACAGAGTATTCATATTATGGCGACGTCGTCCGAAATACTAGAAAGTTAGACAGTTCTGATAAATTGAATTACGACATATCTGTCGGTAATTCGATCAGTATTGTTCAGGACCAGTATGCCATCAAACACTTTTTTAAGATTAGGTATATTAGGTGGGAGGGGGCTCTTTGGACTGTGACAGATGTTGAAGTCCAGAGCCCTCGCCTTATTCTACGCTTAGGGAGTGTTTATAATGGCCCAACGCCTACAGCTCCATAGCATTCTCAAAACAATTTTGGGAAGCACAAATGTTTATTTTCAGCCGCCAACATCGCTACAAATGCAATACCCTGCGATTGTATATCACAGGGATAATGATAAAATAGCGCATGCTAACGGTAAGCCGTACAACCGAAGAATTAGGTATAAAGTAACTGTTATAGATAGAGATCCCGATAGTTTAATACCTTGGGCAATTTCTTTGTTACCGCTATGTAAATTTGATAGGGCGTATACGGCAGATCAACTCAATCACGATGTTTTCAACATTTTCTTTTAAGGAGAAATCACAATGACAGCTCTCATTTGGGATACCGTCGGCTCACGTTTCTACGAAACTGGTGTCGATAAGGGCGTCCTTTACGTTCCAGACGCCGTAACTGGCGTGTATGACACTGGATATGCTTGGAATGGTCTTACGGCCATCACCGAATCGCCAACTGGCGCAGACGCAAACGCAATGTATGCAGATAACCTTAAGTACCTTAACTTGTACTCGCTTGAAACGTTTGGTGCGACGGTTGAAGCCTATACTTACCCTGAACAGTGGAATCAGTTTGATGGTTTGGCATTACCTAAAACTGGCGTAACAGTTGGTCAGCAGCCTCGTAAAATGTTTGGTCTTAGCTACCAGACTCACGTTGGCAATGACGTGAATGACGATCTTGGATACAAGATTCACCTCATGTATGGCTGCAAAGCTAGTCCTTCAGAAAAGGCATATGCAACAATCAACGATTCGCCATCACCAATCACATTTAGCTGGTCAATCAACACGACGCCAGTTGCTTCAACTGGTCGAAAGGCAACATCGTTGCTTACTATTGACTCGACTAAGGTCTCAAGCGCAAACCTTGCTGCACTTGAGCTTATATTGTACGGTGGCGTTGGCGCTAACCCTAGACTTCCATTGCCTGACGAAGTAATTGGTTTGTTTGATGTAACTCTGCAAACAGTTACCGCAACACAGCTACAGACCGCGGCGCCAACATTTAATGGCACCACCGGCGCAATTACTATTACAACTCTTGCTGGAGTTATTTGGACCAACGCAGTTACTGGTGCAATTGTTACCGCAGGTTCGCCACCAGCAAACGTTGCGTCAGGAGCAACTACCGTTGTTCGTGCTACGGCAGCAACTGGCTACACAATTGCTCCATTGGCTCAGACCACTTGGTCATTTAGCCGCTAATTTAGATAAGGGAGACCAAAGAATGATAACTATTACTATACTTGGCGAAGAACTTTGGGATGAAAGCACCGAAACGTTTCTAAACGACAAAAGCGGTGAAATAGTCTTGCAGTTTGAGCATTCTTTGGTCTCCCTGTCAAAATGGGAGTCAAAATTTGAGAAAGCGTTCTTGGGTAAAGAAACCAAAACGACCGATGAGGTTATTGGATACATTGAGGCAATGCTATTGACGCCTAACATTCCGCTAAATGTCCTCACTAGACTTACTCAAGCGCACATTTCTGAGATTAACGCATACATTGACTCTAAACAATCAGCAACAACTTTTGGAGAAATGCCAAGACAACAACGTGGCCGAGGCGAAACAATTACGTCGGAATTAATTTACTATTGGATGGTTGCTTTTCAAATTCCATTTGAATGTGAGCATTGGCACTTAAACAGATTATTTGCTTTAGTTAGAATTTGCAATGTTAAGAATTCTAAACCAGATAAAGTTTCTAAGCATGAAGCCGCGCAAAGAAACAGAGAACTCAATGAGCAACGTAAAGCACAATTCGGAACTACAGGATAGGAGGTTCAAATGACAGCATTAGTTTGGGATTCAGTTGGATCTCGATTCTTCGAAGCGGGCGTAGATCGCGGGGTTTTATACAGCTATTCGTTGTTTAATAGCCGGGGAGTCCCTTGGAATGGCCTTACCTCGGTTACAGAAAAAACACAAAGTCCAGATGTTTCATCATTGTATTTTAATGGAAGAAAGCACTTTGATTTCATCGGCCCTGAGGAGTTCTCAGCAACAATCAAAGCGTTTACTTACCCCGATGAGTTTTTAGAACTTAATGGCATTGCCATTACACCAAACGGAGTGCAAATTGCCGGCCAACAAAGAAAGCCATTTGGATTAAGCTTTAGAACTATCAAAGGAAACGACGTTTCCGATGCAAGCCTAGGTTACAAAATACATGTTTTGTATGACCTAATTGCAACACCAAGCGATATAGATCACTCATCAATTAGCGATAGTTTTGATCCAATTGAGTTTGAATGGTCAGTCACGTCTAGGCCTCAGAGACCAGATGGCTACAAACCAGTATCGCATGTTATTATTGACTCCACAAAAGTTGACGCCGCTGTATTAGCGCAGGTAGAATCACTTTTGTATGGGAACTCAACAAATGCGTCGCGACTACCTCCTATTTCAGAACTTCTTGGGCTTATTTCTGTCGGCTATACAATTACTATTGTCGATAATCTTGATGGTACTTGGACAGCAACAGGTCCAGATAACCTTATTACATTTACAGACGCAACTACTTTCCAAATTAATGGAATTAATTCGGTTGTTATTGACGCAAATACTTATCAAATTTCATCGACTTAGAGCTAGGAGAAACAAATGGCTACAGTCACAGGGCTTACTGCCGCAAGAACGCTTGCTATAGAAAATGCATCCATTGTCAATGGAGCAGTTGTGTCAGGCAGGCTTATTCTTACAAAAAAAGATGGGACTACTGTTGACGCAGGCCCAGTAACTGGAAGTGCTGGCGCTGCAGCTAGCATAACTATTGGTTCAACTACAGTTGGAACAGTGAGTAACGCTGCATCAGTCACTAATGTTGGAACTGCATCTGCTGCTGTTTTAAATTTTGTTATTCCTCCTGGCGCTACTGGCGCTACTGGGCCGGCTGGGCCGGCTGGGCCGGCTGGAACTGGAACTGGTACTGGTACTGGCACTGGCACTTCATTTTTAGAATCGCAATTCCCAGTAACTTTAGGAGTTGCACTTTCGGATGAAAGTTCAATAATTACAACAGGTACAAAAGCTAAATTTAGAGCACCATTTTCTTTTACGCTAACTGGCGTTAGAATTAGTGCATCAGTAGCTGATGCAACAAATATCGTAACTGTTGATGTATTAAATGGCGCATCTACTACTATATTTACAACAAAACCAACTTTAGATGCTACTGAAAAAACATCACTTACCGCTGCAACCCCGCACACGTTATTGATTACTAGCGTCTCCGACGACGAAGAACTTACATTTAACGCAACAGTTACTGGAACATCATCAGCACTGCGTGGGTTAAAAGTTTGGTTGTTAGGTTATCGAGTTGTACAATCAATTGCTGGCGCAGCTCCATCGCAAGTACTTATAGCTTCGGCTACGGCAAAAGTTCTATCTGTAGATTTAGCATGGCTTGTCCCCGTTGCTGGTGGCGGAAACATTACAAGCTATTTGATAGAATACAAACTTAGTTCTGCGTCAACATTCACTTCGATTAGCACTACAGCACTTGCGTATACAATAACTGGTTTAACACCTTCTGTCCCATATCAATTTAAAGTTAGCGCAATAAATGCTGGTGGTACAGGCACCGCGTCAACAGTGCAAACTGTAACACCAAACCCTGTGTCAGTTCCTTCTGCACCAACAATTTCATCTTCTACTATTAATAGTGGAACATCTATAACTTTAAATTGGACTGCACCAGCATCAAATGGTAGTAATATTCAAACTTATTTTGTTGAATGGGGATCTACTGCAATTTCGCCATTTTCATACACTGGTTCTGCTACAGTAGCAATTCCAAACTTATCGTACACAATAACTGCGTTGTCTCCGTCAACAACATATCAATTTAAAGTATCAGCAACAAACGGTATTGGCACAGGCCCAAGTTCTGCAGCAACAACCGCATCTACTTGGTCTATACCTGGCGTTCCAACGGCAGGAACAACTCCTACAGCAATATCAGGTCAAGTAACTATTAACTGGGTTGCGCCAGTATTAAATGGTGGAACGTCAGTAACTGCGTACTTAGTTAGTTATCGACCAACCGCAAGTACAGGAGCATTTACGTCAGTTGTCATTAGTGCGCCAACAGCGCAAGCCGTAATTAGTGGGTTAACAAACAATACGCCATATGATTTTCGTGTTTACGCACGAAACATAGTCGGTGACTCCGCAACATTCCTATTAGTGCAAGCTACTCCTACAACTGGTGGAGGAACATATACTATTACCCCAACTGCAGGTAATACAAAATATTTAGCAACGCCAGGTGGTCAAACTGCAACAGTATCTAGAGCTGGCACAAGTGCAACTGTCCAGTCTTCTTCATCTAAGGTTGGTTGGGAACAACAAACAGGTAACGCAAATGGTTACGTTGCCTACGAAGCGTTTATTGACTTCCCACTTTCGGTTAGCGGAACTACTGTTAATAGCGTAACATTATCTGGCATTATAGTTGATAGTGGTTTATATGCGCAAAGCGCCAACTCAATATCAGTGGAGTTATTTGCTTACGCGTATGGTACTACTGTGGAAGCAGCAGACTGGGCTGGGTCAACGCAACTCACTGCATTGGGTAGTACAGCGCTTGCTTCGTTGCCCATAGATCAGACAACAGACCCAACTACTAATCTACCTGTATATTTTGATTTATCTGGAACAGCAGGTAGTAACTTAAAAGCTGCAGTTGCAGCTAATCTTGGCGGCAACCTTCGTCTTATTGCGGTTACTAATAAATTGCGGCAAAACACTCCCCCAGCTGCAACTGGATTTCCTAGCGAAACTGTACAATTTGCTCTATCAGCATGGACTTTAACTGTAACTATGGGGGCCTAATGCCATTTGGAACTTATAAAACTCATAGCGCATCAGTTGCTGCATTAGGTGGTTTTGATTTTGTGCAACTACTACCGACAGGATCGGTAATGGCTTGCGTTGAAAGTCAAACGTGGATTTTAGATCCAGATGTTGCCGGAGGATATAATCATTCAAATTGGCGACGCACAACAGATATATTGTATAGCGCAAAGTACGGCACGGTTAGTGTACTAAATGATGGTCGAATAATTGTGCATCCAGGAGAATTTGGGTATGCGGCATATTATGGCCAAAGTCAAATTTTTGACCCAGTAAATGAAACCTGGAGCGCAATTAATAGACAAATATCTTGGCATAGCTCTACAAATATTACGGATGATGGAAAAATTTTGGCAACGCAAAGTGGTACAAATGGAACACTTACTCCAGAAAATGGGGATATTTATAATAGTGTTAATTATACATCGCTTGCTTGGTCGGCTTCAGAATCACAATTAATAGCACTTCCTGATGGACGATTTGTTAATTTTGTAGGCGGCGGTGTAGTTGGATCTGGAACAGTATTGCAAACTATTGCAACAACGAATACTAGTGAAAACGTAGCCGCAGGATCATTTAATGGCACTAATAGCGTAGTTTCAACTGATTTTACACAAACACTACTTAACTTTAGAGACAATCATTCTAATGTTGGTCAATGGACGTCATTTGGCGCAGTTGGTTATGAAATTGGCCCAGGTGGTTGGATGCCAAAAATGGGTCAGGTTGTGTTAGTTGGAGGACAAGGTTGGATATTTGCATATGACCCAGCTACGTCCACTTTAACTAAACGAGGAATTCTGGGTATAGATGCAGTGTCGTCACAACCAACGTCAGTATCTATGAAACTTGGCACTGTTACTAGCGCAAATAATGGTAAAAGCGCCACACAGATAGAAACAGCATCTACATTTGAGTGGTCAACAGTAGGCGCGCAATTAGGTACTATAAACCAAGCAACAGCTCTAAATAACGCTACTGTTAAAAAAGTATATATTAAAATACTAGCCAGCACTGCTAATCCATCTTTTATTGCGCTTGATTATACACAAGCTTCAGCAAATGCTACAACTCAAATTTTAACGCTAACCGGCGTTACCAGACAAACTACGCAAGGTAATGTTAGTTCTGCCACAGCAACTGGCGATGAAGTATGCTGGGGAAGACCATCATATATTGTACAAGATGGGCCGGGTACGTTTCTTCCAAATGGTGATCTAATGGTTGGCGGGCAAGTTGAACAAACAGCATCAAACAATAATTTTGGTGGAACTTTAGTATGGCTAAAATGGAACTCAGACTCGGGAATGGCAGCGCCTATAGTTAATGATATTTCAGCGAATCCTGGTTGTCCAACGTATCCATGCCAAATATTTAATTTACCTGACGGAACTGTATTTGTTAAACAACCAAATAGCAGTGGTAACGGACATGTTATTTACACACCAACTACAGCTGAAGCGACACCATTCTCCGGATCACAACCAGTAATTACTGACTTCCCTTTAGCAGTAGAACGTAAACAAACATGCAGGCTATTTGGCACTCAATTAAACGGGCTACATGAAGGCGGCATGTACGGAGATGATGGTTCGCCGCGATCTAACTTTCCAATTGTTAGGTTTAAAAACGCAGCTAATGGTAATGTTTATACATGTCGAACTTATAATTACACTTATCGTGGAATTGGTGTTGGACGAGCATCACAAGCAACCGTACAAATACCGGCTACAGTCCCTGATGGATTGTATCAGATGACAGTTGTTGCCGGAGGTGTAACTTCAGCTACACGGGATGTAATAGTTAGATCTGGAACAGGCGATAGTATCTTTATAAACTCATATAGATAGGATAGTACAAATGGACTTTGGAGATGTAACTTTAAAACGAGCAGAATATGATCAAATGCTTGCAGACATTGCTCAACTATTTGATTGTCACAAAATAATTAGATCGTTTGGTGTGTTATTTAATAATCCAACTGAGCAGGATTGGATTGAAGTAACTCATAACTATCAGCATTGGATTCGCGACGATTGGGCGCGGGTCAAATTTTTATAACAAACAAAAGGAGTTGTCATGATCGAAGTTACTTCTAGTGGCAACTTCAAAAAAACCGAACAGTTTCTATACGGAATGCGCAAAGGCGATGTATTTGATATTTTAGAAACTTACGGTCAACAAGGCGTTGACGCATTAATGTTAGCAACACCCGTCGATAGCGGCTTAACTGCGCAATCCTGGTCATATGAGGTTCTTAGAAAAAATGGTAAATACCAAATTATTTGGCATAACAGTAATTTAGAATCTGGTATACCAGTAGCAATTCTTATTCAGTATGGGCATGCAACCGGCACTGGTGGGTGGGTTGAAGGATACGATTATATTAACCCAGCAATAAAACCACTGTTTGATAAAATCGCTTACGACGTTTGGGAGATGGTGCAACATGCCTAGTACTGAAGATAGAATTGTATCTATGCAATTCGATAATCGTTCGTTTGAAGCAAATATTCAACAAACGATTAGTAGTTTAGAAGCATTAAAAAAGAACTTAAATTTCTCGGGTTCTGAAAAAGGTCTTGATAGTTTGGCTAAGTCGGTAAACGGCTTTGACATGTCTACTATTGGGTCATCGGTAGATGCAATAGCTGCAAAATTTACAGCGCTTGGTGTTATTGGCGTAAGTGCGTTAGCCAGTATCACTAACAAAGCAGTTGAGGCTGGATTAAGCCTTGCAAAGAGTTTGTCAATTGGACCTTTAGTTGCAGGTTTTCAAGAATATGAAACTAATATTCAGTCGGTTCAAACGATTCTTGCTAATACAAAAAGTCAAGGAACAAATCTTCAGGACGTAACTGCTGCTCTTGACGAACTAAATACATATTCTGATCAAACCATTTACAACTTCGGTGAAATGGCTAAAAACGTTGCTACCTTTACCGCGGCAGGCGTTGACCTTGACACAGCTGTGTCTTCAATTAAAGGTATTGCAAACATTGCGGCTCTCTCCGGTGCTGGTGCTGAAAAAGCAGCAATGGCAATGTATCAGCTTTCGCAAGCAATTGCAACTGGAACGGTTCGTCTTATTGACTGGAACTCAGTACAGAATGCTGGCATCGGTGGCGAAGTATTTCAACAGGTTTTATTTGAAGCCGGTAAAGCAGTAGGCACCATTGCAAACTTACCGGTTAACGAGACGTTTGCGGGTTGGAAAAAATCGGTTGAGGGTTTTCGAAACAGTTTAGGCAAAGCGCAAGACGTTGAAGACCCAGCGGTTAAGCTTGCTAATTCTATGGCAGAAGCTGCAAAAGTAGTTAGTGATGCCGAAAAAGATATTATTGATACCACTGAAAAATCTGGCCAAAGAGTCATTGACGCCAAACAACGCGTTGCTGATTCAATCACAAATGGCGCAGAGGACATCGCTAAAGCTGAAGAGCGCCAAAGAAGAACAATTGAGGACAGTGCTAAGGCAATTTCTAATTCGTTTCAAAATGTTATTAATGCACGAAAGCGACTTGATGATGCATTAAAACCAGCAAGTACAGACGAGCTTACTGCTGCCGAAGACAGGCTCACAAGCGCAAAACTTGATCAATTAGATCTTGCTAACGCAACAGAAAAAGCTAACATAGCGCAAAACCAAGGACTTTATCGGGAAACCCAAGCTCGCATTAAACTTGCCGCGGCAATGAAGTCTGGTAATCCAGCAGATCAAAGTGCAGCTTATTATGACCTACAACAAGCTCAATTTGCCGTAGCTGATAATGTTGACGCTATAACTAGAGCTGAGATTAGACAACGAAGCGTAGCTCGCGATGTGACGGCTGCGCAAGAAAGTCTTACCGCCATTCAAAACAAAGGTACGGATTCCGATTTAAAGGTAGCTAGTGCTAAAGATAATTTGTTGTCAGCCGAGGAACGTTATGCAAGAGATATTGAAGATTCTGCAACACGTCAAAAAGAGGCTGCTGATTCTCTAGCTTCAGCTAAAGAAAATTCAGCTCGCCGTCAATCAGACGCAATTAAGAATCTTGCTGCGGTTGAAGAAGATAGAGTTTCGGCAATTGAGCGCGTACAAGAACGGTTAGGTATAGCTCACGAAAAATCAGCTAAAATTATATCTGATGCTGCGGATACTAATTCGACTGCTTGGTTGACCTCAAAAGTTTTAACTACAGCTCTTTCTGCATTAACTGGAGACATGACTAAAGCAGACTTATTGGCAATGAAGTTTACTGACGATCAAGCAAATTATTTGCTTGCGGTGGGTAAACTTGCTAAAGAGTCGGCTACAGAGGTTAAAACTATAACTCAGCTCTTTGGCGTAGTTAAAGAAGCAATTGGTTCTGGGTGGTCCGCATCTTTTAGGTCTCTCTTTGGTAACATTGAGCAAGCCAAAACGTTGTATAAGGACTGGGGCAAGAAAATTGGCGACGTTGTCGAAAAGTCTTCAGAAGCTAGAAACAAAATTCTTGGTGACTGGGCCGCATTGGGCGGACGTCAAAGGCTTATTGAAGCAATAACCAATTTGTTTCGTGACTTTGGTCTCGTTATGAAACCAATTAAAGAAGCGTTCCGAGACATCTTTCCAAGGAAGACTGGCGCAGAGCTTAACGCTTTGACTGAAAAGTTTCTTCAATTCACAAAACGAATTGCTATAACTAACGAAACTGCAGCTAAAATAAAAACAATCTTTAAAGGTGTGTTCTCTGCGTTCTCGATTGTAGGGAATGTAGTTAAGAATGTTACGCGTTTGTTTTGGTCTCTTACTTCTATTATTGGTGGAGCTGCTGGCGGAATACTCATTGGTGTCATTACTAAGATTGCAAATGGACTCATTGCTTTAAATGGTAAACTAGTTAAAGGTAACGGTTTAGATAACTTCTTTGACAAGATTATTAATAAAGGTAATAGATTCAAAGAAATCCTATTCACGGCAATGATGGCATTTAAATCTGCCTTTGGCGGTAAAACATTTGATGTTGCTGCTGGCGGTCTTGCTACAGTTAACTCAATAGCAGTCAAAATGGGAGCACTTTTTAGCAAAATTGGGCCTGTTCTAAGTTCAGTCAAAGATAGTGTCGTTAATGGTTTTGGTGCTCTTGTTGATTTTCTAGCTCCGCTAAAACAAGTGTTCCCACTCATTGGGAATGCGATTATGTTTGCTGGTAGTGCTTTAGTAGACTTTGCTACTTCTGCCGCAGGGTTTGTTGCTGACGCTGGATCTGGGTTCCTTGGTATTCTAAAAGGTATATGGAACGCGCTATCTAACTTAGGCTCTGTTGTTGGCGGAATAGTTTCTTCTGCTTTTGGTAAAATCAAAAACATCTTATTTGGAACTTCTGAAAGCGCCACTAAATTGTCTAAAGCAATTGGCGTTAAAGGCTCCGGCGAAGGAGTTACTGGTGCAGCTGAGAACGCTGGTGGTATAGGCGAAAAGCTTATTGGTATCTGGGATGGTGTAAAGCGCACATTTGATAAAGTTAAAGACGGATTAGTATCAGCTGGCAATGCTATCAAAGATGCATTTAGCTCACTTTGGGAAGCAGTCCAAGCAACATTTGACCAAGTGTCATGGGGTAAAGTTGCGGCAGTTGGTGGCGGTTTATTGTTCGCCAATCTTCTTGGAACTATTAAACAATTTCTTAATGGTGGTCTTGCCGGATTGTTTTTAGGTGGCGATTTAGTAAAGTCCATTCAAAGGATCTTTCACGGCTTAACTGATGTACTTAGTTCTTTACAGCAAGCAATCAAAGCTCAAGCAATCATGAACATTGCTAAAGCACTAGCTTTATTGACTGTCTCAATTGTTGTGTTATCAATGATTGATGGTGATAAACTACTTAAATCAATGATTGTTGTTGGCGTTGGCCTTGGTCTATTTATGTCGGCAATGTACAGCCTTGAGCAGATGGCAAATGATACTAATGGTCCAAAGACTGCAGGTTCGGTTGTTGCACTTAGTGTGGCAATTGGCGTTCTTGCTGGGGCTATGGTACTCTTGTCTTTGTCTCTTGTAGCTATGTCATTCTTAAACCCAATAGAACTAGCTGCTGGTTTATTTGCAATGGATCGAATGCTTAAAATGATTATAGAGAGCATGAACGCGCTTGCAAAAGTTGATATGAAAACTGTGCTTAAAGCTTCGATTGGCTTATGGGCCATATCTAGAGCAATCAGAGGTATGGCTAAAGCTGTCGTTATGATGGCCGAAATTGATTTCTGGAAAATGATACAAGGTCTTGGCGGACTTATAGTTGTTGTTAAAACATTGATATTTATGATCGATAATCTACCAAAGGGAAGCGACGATAAAATTAAAGGCATGTTTGTGCTAGGCGTCGCGCTTAGACTTATAGCTGGAGCAGTTGAAAACCTTGGTAGCATGGACTTAGGTAAAATGATTCAAGGTCTAATAGGCCTAGCCGCTATTTTGGAAATGATGGCATTTACATTTATTCTTCTTGACAAAGTGGACTTAAAAGGCATTGCGGAATCTTTAATTGCATTTGGTATTAGCATAGTGCTTCTTAGCGGAGCTTTAATTGGCATTGCCATAGCTATAGCAATCATATCCTTACTGTCCTGGGAATCATTGCTTAAAGCAATAGGGTCATTAGTCATATTGTTGCCACTACTTGCTATTGCAATGGCTGTAATGAATGGTAACCAAATGGGTGCTTTGGCAATGATTCTAGCAGCTGGTGCTATTGTTATTCTTGCTATTGCGCTAGAAAAAATTGGCAACCTTTCATGGGGAGACATATTTAAGGGCCTTGGCGCAGCTGCATTGTTCCTTGGCGGCCTTGTTGCAGCAGCACTTCTTATTGAGCCAGCACTTCCGGCATTATTTGCACTTGGCGTTGCGCTTTCTCTTATTGGTTTGGCAGTATATTTGTTTGGGTCTGGCGTAAATAATTTAGCCGAAGGCGTGGCAATTATGTCAAAGGCAGGAACAAAAGGCATTCAAGTATTTAAAGACTTGCTTAAAATGGCCATTACTGCTATTCCAGAGTTTGTTGCTGCCTTGGCCAATAGTTTCATTGAGCTAGCTACAGGCATTCTTAAGGCTGCACCAGCAATAATTAGTGCTGCAATTAAAGTTCTTACTCTGTTGTTTGATGCTATACTTACGCTTCTTCCAAAAATTGTGGAGGTTGGTGGTAAGCTATTTGACGCACTACTAACGTTTATTCTTAAAAAAGCTCCAGACTTAATTCAAGCCGGCATTGCATTAATTTTGAATTTGCTACAAGGCATACGCGACAATATTCCTGAGGTAGTTAAGACTGTTGTTGAAATCATTGTGGCAATGCAAAAAGCATTAACTGATCATATTGAGGTATTAGTTGATTCTGGTATTGAGTTACTTAATAAGCTTCTTGAAGGATTTACTAAGGGCTTTGAGGCAATAAAAGACGCGGCATTAGCATTCGCAACGACTCTTATTCAAGCTATAATTGACATAATTCGTACTGAAGGTGAGTTAGTTAAGGGTATTATTGTTGCCTTAGTTGATGTCTATGTTGGTTTGACTCAAACCATAGCTGAGCAAGCAATTCGAATTGTTGAAGTTTTAATTAGCGCTTTAGTGGCTGGAATTAAGGCATTTAGTCAAGGCTTTGTTGCCGTGGTTAAGGCAATTGCGCAAGGTATAATTGACGGCGTGACTACTGTAACTAGTGAATTTGCAAGAGTAGTTGTTGCTATATTTGGCGCAATTCTTGGTGCAGAGCAAGAGATTATAGATGGCACTGGTCAATTTGTCCTTTCATTTTTGAGCGCAATAACTACTGCTATTAACACATATGGACCAGAATTTGCATCGGCTGGAGGAGAGCTTGTAGCAGCAATCTTAAAGAACGCGGTTACCTCTCCTTTAGACGCGGGCAAAGCTTTACTTAATGGGCTTACCGGCTGGTTCAGCGACGACAAAAAGCCTAAAGAAATAGGAGCTACAGTAGGTGCTAATGTTGCTACAGGTTTAGTAAAAGGCCTTGATAAAAATGCGCCAAAGGTCGCAGCCGCAGGCGGAAGAATGGGTGAGGCGGCTATCAATGGAGCTAATACAACACTAAAAGTTAACTCTCCATCTAGAGTATTTATGCAAATAGGTGGATATTTAGCTGCCGGCTTAGCTTTAGGTATGGACAACGACTCAAGTGCTCAAACTAGCGGCGCAGCATTAGGCGATAGAGTAACTACAGCCATGCAGAACACGTTAGGTAATATGGCGGACGCCTTTACAGGTATCGCTGAAATTAACCCAACTATAGCTCCAGTTTTGGATCTTAGTAGTGTTGAACAACAAGCTGGCAGACTTAATGATATTCTTTCAGCCCAAACACTTGATGCGTCTATCTCAGCAGGGCAAGCCTCATCGTTGTCATTAGCAACTACAACGCAATTAGCCTCAGCTACACAATCAAAGAGTGGTGTACGTAACATCACATTTGAGCAAATAATCAACGCTCCAACTGCATTGTCCAACGCAGATATTTATCGTCAAACTCGTTCACAAATTCAATTAGCCAAAGAGGAGTTACTTGTGTAATGGATATTTCATCAATAGTACTAAGTAAAGATATTGCCGGTGGCTCAGCAACTTTGTGTACGTTGTCTTTAGACAATACTTCATATTCAGACCCCTACATTATTCGTAATATTACGGGGCTGGATATTGACGAAATCACGCCAAGGCTTTATGGAACAGGTGCCGTTAGTGGAACTAAGTTCTTTAACATGCGACAAAAGCCTCGCAGTATTGCAATTAGGATTATATTAAATCCAAATTTTGCAACCTTACAAACGCATGCCATGTTAAGAGATGAGTTATATAAAGCTATCAGCTCAGATCGAGGCAGCAAGATTAATCTAAGTTTTATGTCTAAATTTGGCCCTGAGCTTGCAATGATTGAAGGGTTTATAACAAAGTTTGAATCGGACGTAAACACTTTAACGCCCGAAGTTCAGCTCACAATAACTTGTGAATACCCATATTTCAGAAAACGGTATAGAACTTCAGCTACAACCGGGTTAAGCACGACGGCACCTGTAATAATTGATAACTCCTCTACAGCGCCACATGGCTTTAGAATGATGCTTACGTTTACATCAACTGTGCTTAGTTTAACCCCTTCATTTAAAATTCAAAATTCGTCAAACGCTGATTGGAAATTTGAGATATTAGGATTTGGGTTTGCAAATGCCGATCAGTTGTATTTCTCAAGCGAGGACGACAACAAATATTTGTACGTTATGCGAAGTGGGGTGACTACCAATCTTATGGGGTACTTAACTGCAAACTCACAATGGCCTATTATATTTCCAGGGACAAACGCATTTTCTATAAGTGGTACTGGTTCTTTATTTACATACAGTTTGCTAGATTACTACGAAACATTCTGGGGTCTTTAACATGGATATTTTGACAATAAACCCAAATGACTACACGGATTGTGACGTTGTAAATGATATTCTAAAGGTTAAGTGGGTTGAGCGTTATAGGGAGCCTGGTGAGTTTTCTATAACAGCATATCCATCTGATGCTATACGAACTCGGCTTGCACTAGGTACGCTCATAACGCATCTAGAAACTCAAGATATTATGATGGTAGAAGACCATGAGATTAATGAGTCTGGCGATGCCGAACCGGTTATGGTTATAACAGGCAGAAGCTTAACTGCATTTCTTGAGAATCGAATTGCTTCGCCTAATAATTTATCGTTAGTTACTTGGTCGGTTGGCCCATTGTCACCAGGCGTAGTAGGCTATATAGATACTCCAAACGTTTATAATTTTACAGCTGACACAACAGTTAATATTACTAAACGATTAATAAAAGATCACATAGGCAACTACTCTACCGGCGCAACGTCGGGCCTTGTAAGTGCCAGAGATGCTCTTCCACGCGTCGAGGTAACTTCTACATTTGTAGGCACTGATCCAGTTGGAGCTATAGGAACTGATCCATCAAAAGACTTAGTAGTTTCACGTGGACCATTGTTACCTGAGGTATTAAAATTATTAGAGCGTATGGACGCTGGACTTAAGATATTACGCCCTATTCCATCTGCGTCCGGTGCATCAGCCATTGCGATTACTTTTCAAATACATAAAGGTATCGACAACAGCGAAACTGCTATATTTAGCAACGAGTTTGGAGATTTAGAGGGAACTCGATATTTTTGGACTAATCGAAATTACAAAACTAGCGCATTTGTTGCCTCAGATTATTACCGAGTAGTTATGCGGCCATCGACAGGGACTGGCGGATTTAATGAACGAGTTATGTATGTTGATGCATCTGACGCAATTCCAAAAGAAAGCATAAGAGAAGACGTAGCTTCGGCAGGTCAAGTAACCTCGTTTGAGAATATTTTAACACGTCGTGGTGACGAGGCTTTAGCCGCGGCTAAACTTGAGCAATATTTAGAAACCAGCATTACGCCAAACAGCAGACTTAAATACCGTAAAGACTATAACATTGGCGACCTTGTTTATATTCGTGGTAACTACGGCGTTTCGACTAAGATGCGCGTTGTAGAATACGCAGAGTTTGAGGATGAAACTGGTGAATCGGGAGTTCCAACAGTTAAAGCTATTTAAGCACGATACATTGAAAGGAAACCATGAACAAAAAACACCCAAAAGATTGGTCTAAAATTACTCCAGAAACGACTCAAGCTTGGGGTTTAGCAATGTACCCGATTATTGTGCTGGTGCTTGCAGTGTTTATGGTGGTAACAAGACGTCCAATAACAACAGACATAAGTGGTTTGTTTTTAGGCCTAACTGTAGCTGGGTCACTACAAGCTGCAGTAAAACGAAAGGCGGCCAGCAGTGCTGACTCTAACAATAATGATCGCCCTGATGATGACGTTCGTCATTCTCGCAATTCGGAATTGGAGGGCAGTGATCGGCGCAGGTCCAGTAATTTTGATAGTGGGTCTGATTACCGTATTTGCTTACATTTCAGTTAAGTGGGCGTCATATTATGACGACCTTCGAGATTGGAAGTCATGTAAAGAACGAGTTGCGATAGCAAACGAAGTTATCAAATTTAATGAAATCCTTGTTGATATTATAGAAACCGAACACCCAACTAAAAGTGACAAAGCTAAAGAACTTGACGATGCAATTCAGGCAATAAGGAATCTACAAAACGATTGTAAAAAACAGCCTACCTTTTTGACTAGTTTCAATTCAAATTTCTAATAGGAGAGATAATGAGCAATACAGACTCAACCACACCAATTTTTAAATTTAATGATAAAACCTACAACTTTCTAAAGTTTCTAGCTTTAGTTGGGCTACCAACCGTTGCATCCGCATATTTTACTCTTGCTGGTCAGCTTAATTTAGCTAATCCAGAAAAGGTTGTTGGTATTCTTACTGTAATTACAACTCTTCTTGGCGTAATGCTTGGTGTGTCTACAAAGCAGTTCCATAAGTCTGGAGCTGCGTTTGATGGCGCAATTAGCATCACAGAAGGCGCTGATGGGTCTAAGTTATATTCGTTGGATCTTTACGGAGACCCAAGTACGCTTGATAGTAAGCAGATTGTAAGCTTTAAAGTAGGCAATTCAAATACGCAAGTATAACAACTGCTATAATGAACACCTACTGAGAGGACTTATAATGAGACTACCAAACAAGAAGGATAAAAACCCAAAGCTAACACTAGCCAAGGACAAGCTCATGGACGAACTGTCCAATTACGACCCACAAGATAAGGAATATCAAGCAATTCTCGTAAGCCTGAAAGCCCTCACTGAACTCGAATCGCAACCGCGACGAGGTAAAGTTGATGCTAACACGCTTGCGCTAGTTATCGGTAACCTTCTCGGAATCATTGTAATTGTCGCATACGAACAAAAGCACGTCTTTGCCAGTAAAGCTTCAGGTTTCCTCCTAAAAGCCAAGTAACTCAACACAGCACTAAAGTAGCATTAGCATATAACCCCTAGATATCACAACGATATTTAGGGGTTATATGTTTTTTAACAAGTGCTATAAAAAATTCTAAAAAATTCCCCGAAGTAAAAATTTGAAATTAAGTCGCAGGAATTACAACTCCTATAATGAGAAGCAGACATCCTCACTGTCTGGCAACCCTTGCAAAAGAAAAAGCCAAACTTCTCCTATTTTTTTTTCGCAGGAATTACAAGGCCTATAATGAGAAGTAAGATAAGACACGAACGTGTAGGTGAAAGACCTACCTATCTGGTGCAGAAGCTAAGCTGCTAAATTACAATTTTCGTTGGATTGTAAACCCTAGACATCTCATATTTTTTTTCACCAACTATTAAGGAGATTACATAATGACACGATCAAGGCGTTACGGACTTATACACTTTATATTTGATGTTGTGCTCACCGGTCTTACTGGTGGAATCTGGCTTATTTGGGTTCTTATTCGTGAGTTTCAAATGAGGCGGTAATGAAGAAAGCTTACGTTAAACTTAAAGGTTTTATTATTTTAGTTGTACTTGTGCCACCACTTTTAATCATTTACTCAATGGTTCAAACCTGGACTAAGATAACGACAAGAAAAAAAGACAAATATTGGAAGACGCCATATAAAGAATGGGAGTAGCATGAACGCTATTGTCGATATTTTTAACAAAGCAGAACGACTAGTTCAACATAACTCGTCATCAATTTTAACGGCGTTTGGTATCTCTGGTACAATAGGTACTGCATATTTAACAGGTAAAGCTTCGTTTAAAGCCGCTCATATTATTCAAGAAGAAGAGCGGTTAACAACAAAAAAAGTAGATCCTAAAGATGCAGTAAAGAAAGTGTGGAAACTTTATATTCCAGCTGGGGTATCCGGCGTTGCCACAATTGCTTGTATTGTTGGAGTGTCTAAAATCGGTTCGCGACGGACAGCAGCTATCACAGCTGCATATTCTTTAAGCGAAAAGGCATTTACCGAATACAAATCCAAAGTTGTAGAAACTCTCGGAGAAAAGAAAGAGAAGAAAATTCGAGATGAAGTATATGAAACTAAAATGTCAAATAATCCTCCTTCAAGCTCAGGTATTGTATTGGCGGGTACGGGCGACGTACTCTGCTGCGAGACTTGGACAGGACGATATTTTAACAGCGATATGGAAACCATCCGAAAAGCTGTAAATGTTATTAACGCCAAACTTAATAGAGAAATGGAAGCAACACTAAGCGACTTCTACTATCTAATTGGCATACCAACAACATCGTCGTCATCATATTCTGGGTGGAACTCAGATAAACTTATGGACTTAGATTTTTCCACCCTACTTCATGACGGACGGCCTTGTTTAGCATTCGAATACAATTACGTTAAGATTTTGTGATTAATAACCAATTGAAAGAAGGATACCATGGAAGAAATTACAGAAATTGTAGAAACAGTTAACCCAGGCGTTGACTACCGTAAAGGCCTCATTATTGCTGGCGTTATCGTTGTTGGTGCATTGAGTGCTAAAGGCATTGTTAGCTTTTTAGCACGCCGAAAGGCTGTTGACGAAGGCATTAATACAACTGAGGCGTCTTGAACCAGCAGGAATTTGAAAAGATATTTCGAGATCAAGTAGCACTTTGCGAAGCGACTCTACTTCGAAAGGGCTCCGAGTATGCAAAAGATGCTGACCGTCTACATAATTTTAAAATAGCGGCAGCGTTACAAGGAGAAAACACCAGCCAAGCGCTTGGTGGTATGCTTGCTAAGCATATTGTGTCAATTTATGATGTTATTCAATCAAATCAACCAGTAACTCTTGACTATTGGAATGAAAAGATTGGCGACGCAATGAATTACTTATTTCTGCTCAAAGCAGTTATAATTGAAGAATCATCTACTTATATATCAACAAACAACAAAGGATAAATCATGCTCAAGCGAACAATCAAGTACGAAGATTTCAATGGCGTAGACGTTGTTGAAGACTTCTATTTTAATCTTTCAAAATCAGAGCTTATTGAGATGGAAGCCGAATACGAAGGTGGGCTTTCGGAAACTTTGAACCGGATCATTGAGGCAAAAGACAACAAGACCCTTATTGCTGAATTCAAGAAGCTGGTTCTTAACTCGTACGGACAGAAATCTATTGACGGTAAGCGTTTCATGAAGTCAGATAGTTTGCGCGAGGAGTTCTCACAGACTCCAGCGTATGACGTTTTGTTTATGGAGCTTGCGTCAAATGAAGGCGCAGCTGGTGAATTTATTAACGGCATCATGCCTAAAGATATGGCTATTGCTACAAATCAACCCGCTACCGCAGCTACTGCACCTCAGCTCCCACCACCACCAACAACTGTTGATATTTAATATCGCAAGTATAACAAGGCCTATAATGATAACCACTATTGAAAGGCAGAAATGAAACTCGATACTTTTAAACTGGCCAGCGCTTTTGTCGTCGGTTCAGGTGTTGGCAAAATCACATCCACAATAATTAATAACAATGTTATTCCGCAGACGAACCTCCAAAAGGTTCTAGTCGCTGCGGGAAAATTTGGCATTAGTGTTGCGGCAAGTGCGATTGTTGTTAAGCACACTGACGCCTATATTGACGAATGCGCTGCCATGTACAAATCGTTCAAGCCAATTCTTACCAAGAAGTAAATAATCAACAATCAAACAGAGTTACAGTCCCAACCGGGGCTTTAACTTTTTCTCAAAGGATGTATATGGACGCATTTCCTAGTAATAGCAATAGAGCACAAGAAGGTAAAAAGTCAAAAACTCCAATTGAAAAGAAGATTGAAAAGGTCACTACCGGTGAGGTCATTAAGCGCAAAAAGTCAATCGGCGAACGATTTAAAGCTGTGTTTTTAGGTGGTGATTTGAAAAGTGTTGCCAAGTATGTTACTGGTGACGTCCTTTTGCCGGCCCTTAAAAATATGGCCGTAGACACGATTGAGCAAGGCGCTAAGCGAGCTATATATGGTGATTCAATAGCGGGGCGCCGTCGAAGTGCTCCATCTGATATGAACCGACCACGCATATCCTACAACTCGCCAATAGACCGTGGGTATGGTCCTCGTCAAGGGACAATGCTTCCACACCAGCCCCCGTATTACAATCAACCGCGTCGAGCACAAAATATTGGTGATATTATTCTTTCTTCTCGTACTGAAGCAGAAGTTGTGCTTGAGCGAATGAAAGATATTCTTGATCAGTATGACGCAGTATCAATTGCAGATTTGTACGAGCTTGTTGGCTTGCCTAGTTCGCATGTAGATCATACATGGGGCTGGCAAAACCTAGGTTTTACAGCAATCCGTCAAATCCGCGAAGGTTATGTTATTGATTTACCACCAGCAGAAGCCCTCTAATAGGAGATATAATGGGAACACAAGTGATGCGTAATACTATTAAAAAACTTGGTAGACCTGGATCGGACTGGCATGACAAAGTTGACAAAATGCCAGATAACAAAGTAACAGCAATTTACCTTCGCCTTAAGGCTAACGGAAAACTCTAGGAGTAAACATGAAATTTATACCAGAATCAATCACGCGAACAATCGGTCGTCAAATGATTAGCGTACAAAAGAACAGCCCACATATTTTGTTTGCAGCTGGCATTGTTGGTATCGTTGGCAGCACGGTGCTTGCTTCTCGAGCAACTCTTAAATTGAGCGCAGTTCTTGACGAAGCCGAGCACGAAATCACCGGCGTTAAGACCGAACTGAAGCACCGTAAGGGTCAATACCAAAAAGACTTAGCGTACGTCTACACAAAGAATACAATGGAAATTGTTAAATTGTATACGCCTGCTGTGGTCCTTGGTACGCTCTCAATCGCCGCTCTTACCGGATCGCATATTCAGTTGACGCGACGTAATACGGCTCTTACAGCGGCTTACGCGACCCTCTCAGCGGCTTATGACAACTACCGTGATCGAGTTCGTAAAGAAGTTGGCGAAGAACGAGAGATGCATTTGTACCACAGCGCCACATTGGAAAAGATGATGGTTGCTGGTAAAAACGAAGAGGTTATGGTTGTAGACCCAAATACTTGGTCTCCTTACGCCCGACTCTTCGACGAGACATCAATTCAATACCACAAGAACGCGGAGTTAAACAAGCTGTTTATATTGGCTCAGCAAAACTACCTAAACGATTTGCTGCGTGCTCGTGGGCATGTGTTTCTCAACGAGGCGTATGACGCACTTGGTTTAGAGCGTTCTACTGCCGGTGCAGTTGTCGGTTGGGTAATTGATGTGACCGGTGACAACTATATTGACTTTGGTCTTTACAACAAGCAAAGTGCGCGGTTTACAAATGGTATTGAACGATGCGTTGTTCTTGACTTTAATGTTGACGGCGTTATATTTGATAAACTTTAACCTACAAAGGAGAAGTAATGAATTCTAGTATTTCGAATCTCCTCGCAAAAAAGTACGCTGTCCCCACACTTTGTGGGGCGGCGGTTCTTGCGACTGGATTTACAGCAGTTTATATTTCACGTCAAATCCGCAATAAAAATGTAATTGTTGTGCCAGCAGAGGAGGTTACAATGCAAGACAGTTTTACTATTGATCCTCAAGATCTGGAAATGCTTGTACCAATTGAAGGTTTGACAGAAGAAATTGATAATACGCCCGAAAGCGTAAACGTTTTTATGTCCGAAAGCGATGACTATTGGGATTACGAGCATGAGCTTTCAATTCGTGATCCAGAATCCCCGTACGTTATTCATGCAGATGAGTACATAAATGATGAAATGGGTTTTCGTCAAAGCACAGTAACCTACTATGCTGGCGATGATATCATGGCAGATATGAGCGATACTCCAGTTTACAATTGGAATGCTATCATGGGTCCCTTAGAATGGGGGCACGGCTCAAAGGATAAAAACGTTGTGTACATTCGCAACGAAAGATTGCGCAAGGAGTGGGAAGTCCTGCTCCACAGTGGCTCGTATGAGATTGAGGTAGCTGGTTTCCAAATGGAAAAAACATCTGGCGAACTTCAACACTCACTTCGGAAGTTTAGAGACGACTGATGCTAAACGAGCCAATTGAAGAAGTATATTTCAACTGGCTCTATTTTAAAGTTGCCTACGAAATTAATCCAACGCCATCTTTGACGTTCTATACGTTATTGCGAGATTTGCACTCTACAGAATTTGTATGGCTGCTATCTGGTGATGATAATAGAGCTCAAGATGGGTTGGATATTCGTAGGGAATTCCTTAGAGAATCGTTTCTTGGTCAAGATTCACATTGGATGAACATTGGCTGTTCTGTTCTTGAGATGTTAATTTCATTATCACGAAAAGCTGAATTTGAAACGGAACTTACTGCTCGACAATGGTTTTGGATATTTATGACAAATCTTGAATTGTCTGAATTATCCGATGCAGAGTCAAACATATCGGGCAGAGTCAGTGAGATACTAGATGCATTTGTTTGGAGAACCTATCAACCCAATGGAGTTGGTGGTGCGTTTCCATTAAAACATCCAAGAGACGATCAACGACAAGTAGAAATTTGGTATCAATTCTACGCGTATCTTAATGAGAACGACATATTCTGAAAGGGGGATATTTGGACTTTTATCAGATTAGCCAAACAGAACCAAAGCAAGGTACGCCAAAGTGGTTCCCCGATTGGACTGTCGGGAGATCAAAAGATCTTATGGTGCGTGGGCGATCGTTCTACGCAGTATGGGATGAACACAATGGTCTTTGGTCTACAGACGAGTATGATATTCAACGATTAGTTGATGAAGACTTGCATCGGTATGCCAAAGAACAAGCGTCTAAGCAAAATGGCGTAAATTTCCCAGTAATGAATCTTAAATCATTTAATACTAGAATCTGGAGCACATTCCGTGCGTTTATGCTTAACATCAGTGACAATAGTCACCCTCTAGATGAAAAGCTTATATTTGCTAATACTGAAGTTAAGAAGACTGACTACGCAAGTCGTCGGCTGCCTTACGCATTAGAATCTGGGACGACCAACGCATGGGACGAACTCATGAATGTTCTATATTCTGATGATGAGTTAGCAAAAATTGAATGGGCAATAGGCGCGGTTGTTTCTGGAGACTCTAAAAAGATTCAGAAATTCCTTGTCTTTTATGGACCAGCTGGAAGTGGTAAGTCAACAGTACTAAACATTATTCAAGACATGTTTACGGGCTATGTTGCCACGTTTGATGCTAAAGCTCTTGGTAGCAGCAATAACGCATTTGCCACTGAGGTATTTAGGCATAACCCACTTGTTGCAATTCAACATGACGGTGACTTGTCTAAGATTGACGATAATACAAAACTAAACTCAATCATATCTCACGAAGAAATGACCATGAACGAAAAGTACAAACCGAGTTACACTTCTCGAGTTAACGCTTTCTTATTTATGGGCACAAACCAACCAGTAAAAATCTCTGATGCCAAAAGCGGTATTATTCGACGCCTGATTGACGTGCATCCAAGCGGTGCTAAAGTCGAGCCAGAACGATACAACGCTTTAATGCAGCAGATTGACTTTGAGCTAGGCGCAATTGCCTACAAGTGTCTAAAGCGTTATCAGGCAATGGGTAAAAACCACTACAACTCATATCGGCCGCTTGAGATGATGCTACAGACGGACGTGTTTTATAACTTCATTGAAGCATATTTTGACATGTTTAAAAAGCAGGATGGCGCATCACTCAAACAAGCTTATGAGTTGTATAAAGAGTATTGCTTAGATACTGGCATTGATAGGCTATTACCTCAATACAAGTTTCGTGAGGAACTACGTAATTACTTTGAATATTTTCACGACAAGATTGAGTTGGAGGGAATTATGGTTAGAAGCTACTACCAAGGCTTTAAAGATCTTACACCACCGACGCCATTTAAGCCTCATGAATCATATTTGATTGAGTTTGGCGAACACACGTCAGTGTTTGATACTTTATGTGCTAACCAACCAGCACAGTATGGTAAAGAAAGTGGCTACCCTGGCAGGAAATGGGAGAGTGTTACCACAACTCTCTCAGATCTCGATACGGCAAAGCTTCATTTTGTAAAGGTACCAGAGAATCATATTATCATTGACTTTGATTTAGTTGATGAGAATGGCGATAAAGACTTACTTCAAAATGTACGGGCTGCTTCATTGTGGCCACCAACATATTCTGAATTGAGTAAAAGCGGTTCGGGCGTGCATTTACATTATTTCTTTACGGGCAATGTGCATGAGCTAGCAAATGTCTATGATGTCGGCATTGAGGTTAAAACACTTCTTGGCGACAGCTCATTACGTCGAAAGCTAACGCAGTGTAACACACTTGATATTTCTACAATAAGTAGCGGACTACCTAAGAAGGACAAACCTGTGCTTGATAATAGAACAATACAAAGCGAAAAGGGTTTACGCGATCTAATCGAACGGAACCTTAAAAAAGATATTCATCCAGGCACTAAGCCGTCAATTGACTTCATTCACAAGATTTTAGAAGATGCGTATGCTGAGGACTTGCGTTATGACGTTCGAGATTTGCGACCTCGTATTTTAGCATTTGCTCTTGGAAGCAACAACCAATCTACGGCATGTCTTAAGATCGTTCAAAAGATGCGGTTTGTGAGCGAGTCAGCGTTAGAGTTTCTCTACACAAATCTTTTAGTAGAGCAAGGCAACGATAAAGAAGAACTACCTCTTGTTTTCTATGACGTAGAGGTATATCCTAACTTGTTTATTGTGTGCTGGAAATACGAAGACAAGCCAGAAGTTGTTCGGATGATCAACCCAACCTCTCAAGAAATTGAGAAGTTATTTGCTTTGAAGCTTGTGGGCTTTAACAATCGAAGGTACGACAATCATATTCTCTACGCTCGCTTTCTTGGCGAGTCGTTAGAGGACCTGTACAACCGGTCACAAAAGATAATTAGCACAAACGAAGGTGGCTTGTTTGGTGAAGCGTACAACCTTTCTTACGCGGATATTTACGACTTTAGCTCAAAGAAGCAAGGTCTTAAAAAGTTTGAGATTGAGTTGGGTATTCATCACATGGAAATGGACTTGCCTTGGGATGAGCCAGTTGCCGAAGAGCTTTGGCCTTTGGTTGTTGACTATTGTGTTAACGACGTAGTTGCAACAGAGGCCGTGTTCAAAGACAGGAAGCAAGACTTCGTTGCTAGGTCTATCTTGGCTGAATTGTCTGGCTTGTCGGTTAACCACACAACACAGCAGCATACCGCTAAAATTATATTTGGCGCTGAAAAGTACCCTCAAAAGAGTTTCGTATACACCGATCTTAGTGCCATATTTAAGGGCTACAAGTTTGATGGACGCGAATCAACTTACCGAGGAGAAGTTGTTGGCGAAGGTGGGTATGTATATTCTGAGCCAGGTATCTATGAGAATGTAGCTCTACTTGACGTAGCAAGTATGCATCCAACATCAATTGAGGAACTTAACCTCTTTGGGCCATATACCAAAAACTTTTCGGAACTTAAAGAAGCGCGTTTGGCAATTAAGCATAAGCAATACGAAAAGGCAGCCGGTTTGCTTGGCGGTAAACTTGCTAAGTTTCTTGATGGCGACAACAAGAATGCCGAAGGCCTTTCGTATGCTCTTAAGATTGTTATTAACATTGTCTATGGCCTTACCAGTGCCAAATTCAGTAACGCCTTCCGAGATAACCGAAACGTAGATAACATCGTTGCAAAACGAGGTGCCTTATTCATGATAGACCTTAAGGACGAAGTCCAGAAACTAGGTTTTACAGTTGCGCACATTAAGACTGACTCAATCAAAATCCCAGATGCAACGCCAGAGATCATTGCGTTTGTCACAGAATTTGGCAAACGTTACGGTTATGACTTTGAGCATGAGGGAACGTATGATAAATTTTGTCTGGTTAACGATGCGGTATATATTGCAAGGGAAAAAGGTTCCTGGAACGCTGTCGGGGCACAATTTCAACACCCATATGTATTTAAGAAGTTGTTCACAGGTGAACCGGTTACATTCGACGACTTGTGCGAGACCAAAAGCGTCACACAAGGCGCTATGTACCTCGATTTCTCAAACCAACAAGTGGATATTGACCTTAAGGAGCTAGTGCATGTTGGCAGGACTGGAAGCTTTATTCCGGTTATATCTGCTGGAGCTACACTTTGGCGTATCAAAGACGGTAAGAAATATGCTGTCACGGGCACAAAGGGTTACCAGTGGGTTGAGCGAGAGATGGCGTTTGCACGTGAAGACTTGGATGTGGATTATTCGTACTTTGAAAATCTTAAAACGGCAGCGTTTGAAGCAGTAGATTTTTACGGAGTATTTGAGAAATTTGTCGAGTAGTCCTCATATTTAAAAGGAGAAACATGAAATACCCTATCGTTTACGTTGTATGGAAGGACCATGCTGAAGCTAATACTCAAGCTTGGGCTGACCACGACAAGCTAGGCTCGAACAAACTTGTTGACGCTGTAACGATAGGGTTTCTTGTTTACGAAAACGAGGAAGCTATCCAAGTGGCTACAACGTTTATTGACGAGTACGGGATTGTTGGCCGGCCCGATATTATTGCAAAGGCTTTAATTATTTACCGAACAGAACTGGACGTAAAAGAATGGGTTCCAGTAAAAAAACAAACTAGAAGGAAACTTAATGAGAGATAATCAATACCGACTTCTTCCAGAAAAAGGTGGAGTTTCTATTTTGTGTACCTCATGTGCTAGGTTATTGGATGAAAAGCCAACTAACCGAGCAGAAGTTATATTTGAATACATCACTTTCCATGAACTTTTAAATCATACAATTAAGGAGAATAATAATGGCTGACGATCGAACGACAGTAACAATTGAGAACGCGCAACTCGTGTTCAAGAATTTCGCTGGGGCGGAGGGGCAGTATAACGCTGCTGGAGACCGAGAGTTCTCGGTTATCCTAGACCCAGAGAATGCTACTCTTATGGAGAAGGCTGGATGGAACGTAAAGTACCTGAAGGCTCGTGAGGAAGGCGATTCGCCGACTCCATATTTGCCAGTTAAGGTAAGCTTCAAAGTGCGGCCTCCAACGGTAGTTGTGATTACGTCAAGTGCTCGCACTCGATTGGACGAGAACTCTGTTGAGACGCTTGACTGGGCAGAAATTGAAAAGGCTGATCTTATTGTTACGCCATACGCTTGGACCGTTGGCGCAAAGAGCGGCATTAAAGCATATTTGAAGTCTTTGTACGTAACGGTTGTCGAAGACGAACTTGAGCTTAAGTACGCACAAAGGGAGGAAGTGTGATGGGTAATATTGTAGCAGGTTTTGTTGTAACGCTTGTTAGCGTGATATTTGGATATAGCATGGGGAGGCACTCCTCATGAACACTCTCGTATCTCATGCACAAACAGAGCTGATCTTGATGCACGAAGACCCAATGACTATCTCTGGATATTTGGATGTGGTTCAGGCATGGTCAGACATGGGTGATTGGTCAAATGAAAGTATGCTTGAAATTCTTGTTAAGCTGCTTGAGTGGAAGAACTTAACGCCACTTACTAACAGCCCAAACGAATGGCTGCCAATGCCTATGGCATCAGGTCAAGATAGCATGCTTTGGCAAAGTGCTCGTAACGTTGAAGCATTTTCAACGGATGGTGGCGTAACATATTACTTGTTGGAGGAACGAGATCAAGATCCAAGCTCGTTCCATATTTCAGAAAAGGTTAATCCAATTGGCTGAAACTAACCAAACAATCGCTTGCCGTAGAGTAGTGGATTTCTTTAACGACTTTCGCAACGACGGCGTAGCAGAAATGACACTAGACGACGTCTATATTTTGTTTTATACTAAGCTTTTAAATAGTTGGAAAGCGCTTGTCACGACAACTGTTGGCGATGAGATATATTACCAAATTACATACAATGGCGAAACCGAAGAAACATATTTGGACGTCTTTACCAAAGCGTATAACTTTTGTATCACTAAAGAATCCGCTGACGACTCACACCCATCCCTATTTGATATTTAGCAAGGAGTAACAATGGTTGCCAAACGAATTCATAAATACGAGGGCTGGGTTGTAGTAGAGCCAGATCGAAGCACCGAAACAAGAGGCGCTCGTATTGCTAATCCTTGGCTACACAGACCTAGTAACTTTAAGGCTTTCTGTGTTTGTGCAAGAGAAATGTTACAGACAACCCCACAGGATGTTTATAACGGCGTACAACCGCGTTGTCCTAAGTGCCCACCAGTAAAGGATATTTAATGGAGACTTACGAATTGGTGCCTTGGCCTAATAAACCAGGTATTAAACCAAGCCAGGAACCTTCTAATAATTTCAGTCAAACCCCAAAAACTTTGGGTAATCTAACAATAAATTCAATTAACAAAGGAAACACCATGAACCCAGTTATCAATTTTACAAGTTTTGTTCGGCGACCATTCGTGGTTGAAGCTGTACAAATCACCGAGGAAAACATTGACGACCTTGCTGTAATGCTCGGCGAGATCAAGATTAAGGATGATGAAAAGCATATCCTCTTGGACCGTCGAATTGTGCCAAACATCAAGCGTGCGTTCATTGGTTGGTGGGTTACCAAGCTTGACGATAACCTTCGTTGTTATTCGCCAAAGGTATTTGAAAAGGAATTTACTATTCAGGACGACAACTGGACGACATATTTTGACCAGCCTGTTGGCCCAGAAGACATCTAAATAAATTTTTGACACCTGAACAAGTGTATAAACTGTTCCCCTTTTATACCGGTGCTGTCCTACATATGGGATCCCCCTTCGTCCTGTTAAGGGCGACAGTTAAATGACGTGCGACTACGTACAGCCGGCAATTCCACATAGCACAAGGAGATAAGTATGGTAATTGTAGACATAGACCAAACGTTGCTATATGGCACATCTGGTATTAAAAAAGTGATAGACTATGTAAATAGTTTAGCTGCAACTAAGAAAATTGTCATTGTGACTGGGCGACCGGAATCTCAGCGAAAAGTTACAGAAGCTGCGTTGTCAAATAATGGCGTTAAATACAATCGGTTGATTATGAATCCTGGCTCAACCGCAACCTCAATCAAATACAAAACTGAGACCGCAAAAGCTTTGCTTAAAACTGGCTCCGTTTATTTGGCTATAGATGATAACGTTAATGCACGACAAGCTTATCAAAGTCTTGGTATTCGTACAGTAAATCCTAAATCTATGCAATACTCTCTTGGAAAGAAGCCCGCTTAATGGATATTATAGCAGATCTGTGTTTTATATTTGTGTATTGGGTAATGCGCACGTGGAAAAAGATTTTTGGCCCGCATGATGAAACACCAACAAAGGAAGTACGAACTAAATGAATACCGATCCACCAAAGCCGCTGCTTCTTCTTGATATGGACGGCCCTCTGGCAAACTTTGACAAAGCTTTATATGCCGTGTGTCAGCACTTAGGCATTGAGCTTAATATCAAAGGACTTAGCGACCCTAACCGTAAATACTACATGACTGATAACATGGTGCACGATCACGAAAAATTGATGATCCGTGACCTGTTAGACACAAGTCATTTCTTCCAGTATATTCCAGTAACCGACGGCGCCATTGAAGGCGTTAAAGAGCTTATGGAATACTTTGACGTTTGGGTTTGCACAAAGCCTCTAGACGCAAATCAGTTTTGTCGAGACGATAAAATGTGGTGGATAAGAGAGTATTTCCCAGCGCTTTCCTCCAAAGTGATCATGGCACCAAAAAAGTCATTGATATTTGGCCAAACGTTATTAGACGATGCGCCTGATCTTGATTGTATTGACCGTGCATTGTGGAGACCAGTTGTGTTCTCCGATCAATTCAATGGACCAGGCAGTCAGTGGGCGCATCTACCACATTGGAGTTGGGGCGACTCAATTGATAATTTACGAAGGAGCTAAAGACATGAAACCAGAAGATAAAGGACCAGTAGATTTCGTTACGCCAATGTGCATTTGGTGTCATAAAACAGCTATCGTTAAAGTACCACACTCAGCATATTTAATGTGGCTAGATGGCGAGATGGCGCAATACGCGTTTAAAGACATGTCTGCAGATGATAGGGAGCTGCTCATTAGTGGCACCCATCCAAAATGCTGGGATCTAATCATGGCGGCAGAAGCTTAACCGGTTTTCCTCTATAGCTCAGTTGGTAGAGCATCGGACTTTTAATCCGTGGGTCGCAGGTTCGAAACCTGCTGGAGGAACGCAATACTTAGCCCAGGTGGCGGAATGGCAGACGCAGAGGACTTAAACTCCTCCGTTCGTAATGGACGTACGGGTTCGAATCCCGTCCCGGGCACTCACCAACAATAAAGGAGATATTCAAATGGGTAAACATAAAATTAAACTAGAGCCATGGCAACAGCCAATAATCTTCAAGGATCCGCGTTATACAACGCTTACTAAAGCCGAGCATACAGAGTTGACTAAGGATATTGAGCACCCAGTTACGTGGCCAAATAGAAAAGGCCGCAGCACTACTACCAAGGCAATTGATAATATGTATAGTGGAAAAGCAAACGACGGACTTCAGTAGGAGAATCATGGAACCAGAACCAGAAGTTGAGATCACAAAAGAGATGCTCAAAGACATGCGCAGCAAAGACCGAGAAAAGAAGCGCGAAAGCTTTTTGAATAACCGCGCCTTGCGAGGTAACCCTGGCGTGCCTAAGTCAAACGGTATTGATGCGCATTGGATTCTGTTGCACGGGCCTGAAAAGCCACCAACACGAGTCTCAATAATGCCCATCAATCTTAAGAAGGCTAGCGACGGTAATGAAGCGCGGATATTTGCTGCGGAGGCTAAGCGTAATCGCCGAAATGACAAGCGACTTGCCGCAAACCGAAATAGCCTTATTGGTAAGATAGATTTGGGTAATATATTTAAACAAGAAGAAAGCGCATGAAATTCATAACAGTTGACACTAGCAATCAAACCAGGATTGCAAATCAGTATAACATTGACGTTGATGATATTGCTGAGTTGTTACCACTTGGTTATATTTTATTATCTGACTTTAATGGAGAGATGCACCCGTATGAGGGCGTGATTACTAAAGCACATTTTGCTACGTTATTCGATGTAGGGGCGGAGTTAAAGAATGGATATTTTGAAGCATTACCAAAAGGATAGGCATCCAATTCACATCATAGCTCCTTACACAATGGCATTATTGTGTTTGACTTTGTTTATAGGTCTGCGGTAATCGCAAAAATTACAAGGCCTATAATAGAACCATCTATTCAAGGAGAACCGTTATGAACCCATCAACCAAACTTCTCGATAAGGCTGTCAGTGACCTGACGCTTCGTGATTCACTCAAGATCAACCTCGGTGTTGTGGCAGCATTTGTCGCAATCCCAGTTGCAATCGGAGTGGGCGCAAGCATCAAGTCAAAGATCAGCACCATCAAGAACAACCGCAAAATGAAGAATACCGAAACAACTGAAAAGTAATTCAACAAAAAGCCAGAAAGCCCACAAGGCCTATGGTTTTCTTTTTTTTCCACCATAAATTTAATTAAAGGAGACAAAATGAACGACATCGAACTACCACCCCAACAGCCACACAACTCAACAGCGTGTACCTGCTTGTTCTGCTGGAGCGAAAACCGACAACTACGCTTCGAGATCTACGCCGCCTACAAAGCTCGCGAAGCCGCCTACGCCGCCTGGGCCGCCGAGATTGAGCGCATCAACAAAGGAGTACCCGCAATGACAAGAGATGAAGCAATCGAAGCCACTAACGCCAAATGGGGCGCTGCCTACGACGCCGCCGTTAATACCTACGACGCCGCCCACGCAA